CAAATTTCCGATCTGGATCGGACCCGCCGCGTGATCGTGTGCCGCAGGCACAAGACGGCGGGGAAGACACGGCGTCCGCGGTTGATTCCCGTGTCGCAGGCGTGCCTGGAGGTGATCGACGCGCACGTGGCGGGCCGCCGCGCCGGCCCGCTGTTCGTCACGCCCCGCGGCCGGCGATGGACGGTCTCCCGCCTGTCGCAAACCTTTCGCGAGCTGCGCCGGAAGTGCCTGGTCGACCGACGCGTCGTGCTGTACAGCACACGCCACCACCTGGCAACGCGGCTGTGTCGCGCGAAGGGGATCGCCGCGGCGGCAGCGGTCCTGGGTCATGCCGGCCTACAGACGATCCAGCGCTACGTCCACCAGGACACGCAGGATCTCGTGAACTACGTTGACGCGCTCGATGGCGGCCAAGAGCCGCCGCGGGAAGGCTGAGCGGCCCCCGCGCCGCCAGGCAGACAGAGCACCGGACTGTCGATCCGGTGGTTGCGGGTTCGAGCCCCGTCGGCCTCGCTGAGAATTCAAACGGGAGTGTGCGGACCGCGCTCCCGCGGAGGAAACACTGGCGATGAGGCCCCAGTCGTCAGGGCTGGGGGATTGGCGGCGGCGGTCGTGATCGTGCTCCCGCCCCGGCGGTTTGCTACCCTCTCGCCAGCTTACACACCTGATCGGACGTGCAGATTAGAGCACCGGATTGCATATCCGGTGCTCTGGCCGCCGCAGCATTTCGCCGGCAGGCGATTCGTGGCAGGCTGTCCTCGGCGGCGGTTCGTCTTCTCCGCACGGCCGAAGCGTGTGGTTTGACTTTCCCCGGCCCCGGAAACTCTTTCCTCCGGGGGCCGGGCGTCTTTCCTGGAGCAGCACCAGCTCGGGAGGTCTCGTCATGGCGCGCACGCTCACTCTCGCCTGTCTGCTCCTCGCTCTGGCGGCCGCGGGCTGTCGGCCGGCGTCCACCACGCCAGTCGACCCCGCTCCGCACGCGCCGGACGCCGCGCCGTCGCTGTCCGAAGTCCTCGGCCAGGACGCGCCGTTGGTGGAAGTCCTCGAGGTGCTGCACAAGGACGCGCCGCTGATCGGCGTGATGCACCGCCAGGTCCGCCTGGTCTGGCACGGCCCGCTGGAGCGGGAGCCGGTCGAGGCCTTCCTCCGCCGCGCCTACGAGGCCTACCGTGCGGAGATCGAACGGAAGCTCCCGAACGGCAGCCACCGCCGGATCCGCATCCTGCTGGCGACCTCCCGCGTCGAGTACCGATCTGGACGCGCCTTCGCGGAATGCGCCAGCGGCAGGTCCGCGGGAGCGAAACTCGCTCCCTGGCCCCCGCCGATCCTGACCATCGAGCCGCGCGACCCCGCCACGCGCCCCAGTCCGCGCGACGAGCAGCTCTATCTGGAGTGGCTGAACGAACTCGTGGCCGTCTCCGACCTGGACGTGCCGGAGGCCGAGCGGGACGCGCTGCGGGGCGTCCGCCGGCGGGAGTTTCTCGCCCGCCACCAGCTCACCGACGACGATCTCGACCGCCTGCACTGGCGGTTTTGGGTCTGGTGGGACGGGCGGCCCGCCACCGACGAGGCGGTCGAGGCGGCCCGCGCCATGGCGCGGGACCTGGACGACGCGCCGTCGTCCCCGGATCGACCGTAGCCGCACGCGGGCCCGGTCGCGCGGATTTTCCGTTTTCCGGTTGACAAGTCCCCGCCGGCGCGATTCACTACCCGCCGCAGTCGTGGGACTGCCACCCAGTAGCAAGGGTGTGGTGAGCGCGATCGGGCGACCTTGACTTCTCGGGCTTCTCTCAGCCCGCCGGGAGCCGCGGCCCTCGATCGTGACAGATCGACGAGCCGGCCCTGATCTCGTGCTCCGGGGTTTGCTGCCGGCTCCCAGCCCTGAGTGGAAAGCGGGTTCCTGCCAGCCGTCGCCCCGGCCAGGGAACTTGCCCGCCGCGGGTTTCCCCGCCCGCGGCGGGCCTCCGCTTTCGCGCTGCGTCAACGAGGTCTAGTGCGCATGGCGATCCGCGTGTGCTACCTGTTGATCTGTCTGCTTCCAAAGTTTGGCCAGCGCGGGAGGCGATCATCGCGGGCGTGGACTTTCAAATGGCTACCCGTCACGGAGGGGATGACGGAGCGGTGCCGGGCAGACCGGCACGGGCGCCGAGGGGAGACCCCGCATGTCGTCACTCGTCTTGTTTCCGTCGTCGCCGGCCCCGGCGACATCACCCCGCCTGAAACTCTTCGGCGACCCGGCCGAGCGGGTGGGGCCCCACTCCACGCTGCGGGAGGCGTTCGAGGTGCACGTCCTGCCGCATCTCGACGAGCGCCGCCCGGCGACGCTTGCCGAATACTGGTCGACGCTGGCCCACTGGGAGCGACTCACCGAGAACGGCCCGGTGGCCTGGATCGACCGGGAATCGGTGAAGCGGTTCCGGCAGCGGCTGGCCGAGGAGACCTGCCGCCGGGGGCGGAAACGCTTCCGTCGCTCGCCGGCGACCATCAACAAAATCCTGCGGACGCTGGCGGCGATGATCTCGCCCCTCTGGCCGGCCGACCGGCACAATCCCGAGGGGAAAGGGCTGGTCCCCTACTTCGGCTTTCCGCAGCCGCTGCCGCGGCAGAAGCGGCTGCCGTTCGTCTTCTCGCGGCGGGAGCTCTCCGCGCTCTATCTGGCCGCCGAGGCCTGCCGGCCGACGGGTGGCCATCGCCGCAGCGGACTGCATCTGCCGATCCTCTGGCGGACGGCGCTGGTGCTGGCCCTGAACACGGGGCCGCGGACGTGGGACCTGTTCGCGCTGCGGTGGGAGGACGTCCGCTGGGACGATTTTCGGTATGGCGCGGTGTTCTACCGCGCCCGCAAGACGGGGAAAGTCCAGCGTCCGCCGCTGAACCGCGTGGCGAGAGCGCACCTGGAGTACGTCCACCATTTGGGTCTCGATCCCGAATGGGTCTTTCCCGGCTTTCGGAAGCACCAGGCCTTCTATGCGGCCTGGCGGCGGATCTGCGCCCGGGCCGGGGTCCGCGCGCCCTTCGAGGCCCTGCGCAAGACCTGCTCGACCTGGCACGACGACGTGCTGCCGGGCGTGGGGGCCTGGCTCACCGGGCACAGCGTGCGCGGCGTGAATGCCGAGCACTACCAGGACCCGACCCGGCGGGTGCTCCGCGCCGTGTATCGCCTGCGCAATCCGGTCGAGTTCCGCCGCGGGGCCAGGCTGCTGCTCACGCTGACGAAAGGAGCGCCGTGATGGCCCTCTCCCTCCCCGAGATTCCGTCGCCGAGCCGACCGGTCGGGGACCAACTGTTGACGCTGTACGACGTCCTGCGTCCGGACGCCGTGCTTGGTCGCCATGCCGGACGATGCCGGCTGTGCGCGCGGAGCACCTCCGCCGGGCACGCGGAGTCCCCCTCGTCCAAATTCAGCGCGTGGCCGCTCCTGGCGCATGGGGATTGTTTCTGCGAATTCTGCTGGGCCCTCTTGAAGCGCGACGAGCTGCGCCGCACCTCGTGGGCGGCCTGGAATGGGGAGTTGCGGCGTGAGAGCGCCGCGGACCGGACCGTGTGGAACGCCCTCGTGCATCCGCCGGCCGCGCCGTTTTGCGTGTATCAGACGCTGGGCCGAAAAAAGCAGGGCTGGCTGACGCTGATGCACAAGGTCGGGAGCGCCAGGCTGGCCTGGGTCGGCACGGACTGGACCGATGCGCCGGTGCCGATCACGCCGCACACCGTCGCGCGCTACGCGCCGCTGATCGAGTTCTTGCGGGGCTACCGTCTGCCGAGGTCGGCGTTGGCCGACGGGCGGTTCACGCCGAAGCAGGTGGAGGTCGCGATCCACGGCGGCTGGCTCCCCGCACTGCGCACGGCGATGGCGTGCGCGCACGACCCTGCCTGGAAGGTGTTGGCCCATGCCTGTCCCTAAAGAGGTGGAAGCACAGTTCATTGAACTCCTGGGGCTGATTTACGCGTCCGTCCCCTGGAGAAAGATGTCGACCAGCCGCAATCCGTGGGACGTGTTTAACCATCGGGTGCGGGCGGCGGCGACCAGGCCGACGCTGGGGGGGTTCGTGTCGCGGTTGTGTAACTGGTTTGGGTTGCAGTCGCTGTCTCCCGAGGCCGTTGCGCTCTATGAGGCGCTCGTCCCTTACGAACGAGCGCTCTTGCGCCACGTGCACCAGGAGCACATCACGGTCGCCATGTTGGCGGTCCAGTCGGCCAAACAAAGAAAGCGGAGCGTCCATGCGCGGAGCAGTGCATCGAGTACTGACGATTGACGGCGTGATTGATCTGCTGGAGCCGCTGCACCACGGCGGCGATGAAAAGACCGGCTCCACGCCGGTCTTGCGGGCCATCGATCAATACGACGAGGAGACGGGGGAGACGGTCCGCGTACCGTTCCTGAGCGGCAACGCGATCCGCGGCGTGCTGCGCCGCCTGGCCTTTCGCGACCTCCTGGCGGCGATCGGCTATGACGTGCAGTCCAAGAAACTGCACCATGCGCTCTTCTCCGGCGGCGCCTTAGAGAAGTCGACCGGCGGCGAGGAGGGGGAAGACCTGGCGTTTCGCCGCAGGCTGCGCGACAGCGTCCCGCCGCTGGCCCTGTTCGGGGCCTCGGTCGGGAATCAGATGCTCCCCAGTTGCCTGCGCGTGGGGCATGGACGGTTGGTCTGCCGCGAGAACGCCTTTGCGTTGCCGCCCTCGCTGCGCGACGACAAACGGGCGCTCAAATCGTGCCGGGAGTTCACCGACATCAGCTTCGCCACGCGGCGCGACGATCTGCGGGAAGAACGCGAGGAGGGGGAACAGGCCACCCAGATGAAGATCGAGTTCGAGTGTCTCATCGCCGGGTCGCGGCTGGCGCATCGGTTCGCCCTGGAACAGGCCGACGATCTGGAGGCCTCGTGCCTGGCGCACGTGACCGAACTCTGGAAGGAGCAGCCGTACATCGGCGCGAAGAGCGCGAGCGGTTATGGCCGCGTGCGGCTGGCCTACGCCACGCAGCACACACCCGAACTGTACAGGGCTTACGTCGGAGCGGAGCGGGCCGCGATCGGGGAGGCGCTGGACGAGTTGTCCCGGCGCTGCGACGGCCCGACGAAACGGAACCGGCGAGCGGAGGGTGCCTCATGACGGACCGTCCCTTTCGCGTGGTATTTCACCTCGCGTTTCCCCTCACACTCAACCATCCCTGGCTGCACCTGGATTCCCTGGTGCTGCACGCGTCGATGTTGCGCGTGCTGGGACGCGCGTATTACACGCTCCCGACGAAGCAGGTGGTGGACGTTCGGGAAATCGTCACGCGGATCGGGCGTCCACCGCTGGCGGAGTGGCGCGGCGTCCCCTGCGGCAGCATTTCGTTTTTTCATCCGCCGCTCCCTTGCTCGACGCTGGCGTACTTCCAGCGGTTCGAGGCGGAGCAGTTTCCCGGAGATCGCGTGAACACGGCCGCCGGCCACTTCCGCAATCGGATGATGTATTGGACGTATCGCCCCGCGCGGACCGTGACCTTCTATGGGCGCGGGGACACGGAACTCTGCCGCGACGTCTTGTCCGCCCTCCCAGCGATCGGCAATGACCATCGGGTCGGATGGGGCGAGGTGTTGCGCTGCGACGTCGAGGAGCAGGAGGAGGACTGGTCCCTCTTCAAAGGCGGAGTGGCGCAGCGGCCGATCCCCATGACCTTGTTGCTGCGGGCATCGGAGGTGGCGCAGTTGGCGTGGCGCGCGCCGTACTGGGACCGAGCCAACATCGCCTGGTGCGCTTCCCCCGGTGCGGAGGTCGAACCATGAGCGGGGCGGTGTTTGTGTATCCGGTCCCGGCCTGGCTGCGCGGCCGGCTGTTGGACAAGCCGCGGCTGTATGCCTTTCCCGTGGAGCCTGAGCCGCCAGGGGAGACGTTCATCATCCTGGACAGTGGAGCGTTCGGGTTGTCGCAACGAGGCCGGACGATGGATGTCAGCTACCTGGGCCGGCTGGGCGCGCACTACAAACGCCACGGGGCCAGCGACCGCCTGCCGATCGTCGCCGTCGCGCCCGACGTGTACCTCGATCCGCAGCGGACCCTCGACAATTGGCGGGGCTGGTCGCGCCGCGCCGCCCCCGTGATCCAATTCGCGGCGCGCGGCCAGATCAGTGAACGGTTGGCCCGCGTGCAAGCGGCGGAATACGCGCGGCGCCGACCGAGCGTGTGGTGCGTCAGCAATCCTGGGTTGCGCGCTCGGCCAGCCAAACTGCTGGGGATTGAGTCCGTGTTTCGCGCCCTGAAGCGGGAGTATGCCGCGGAGTGGGTGCACTGTCTCGGCGCGGGCTGGGACGCCGAGGACCTCCGCGAATGGGCGCAGTGCGACAGCCTGGACTCGTTCGACTCGATCGCGCACTACACCAACCCGGCGTTTGAACACCCACCCTCCCCCTGAAGAAGGAGTCGTCTGATGGAGACGCCACCGACCCCAGCCGCACCCGTCGATCCGCACCCGCCGGCGGCCGAACAGCCGCTCACCGAGGAGTACCTGCTGCAGCACGGCTGGCGGCTGAGCGCCAGCCGGGGGCCGCGAATTTTCTGGAGAAAGGCCCCGCGGCGGACGCCGGGGGCTTCCGCGGGGATCCATCTTTTGCCTGTCATGGACGGTTCCTGGGTCGTCGAACTCTGGAACACTTCCGACTGGGCCGAGTTCGACCAGCGCGTGTTCCTGCCCCTTCCGTTACGGACGGTGCGCGAGCTCGAGTACCTCACCGCCCTCTGCGGACTGAACCAGGGAGGGGCGAAATGCACGTGATCACTCTGCGCTGGCAGCTCACCACGGCGCACCTACTGTGGTCGATGCTCGCGCGCGAGCTGCCCGTCGTCGCGGACCGGGAGCAGCTGACACTGGTTCCCGTGTTGCTGAAACTCCCCGGAGCGGAATTGCCCGCGGTCCTGTGCGATCCGTCGCCCCTGCTGATCGCGCCGCCGGTCGAGCCCCTCGATACGACCGTGAAGTTCCTCTACCTCGAGCTGGTGTTTCCGCACTCGGCGCTGGATTCACTCTCCGCCGCGTGCGTCGGAGACGTGTCCTTGATGTGCGCGGAAATCAACGCCGCGTTCGCCGCGGCTCCGCGGAATTAGTCCCCCCTTACTACTGGAAAGGAATCGCATGCTCGTCCTCACGCGGAAGGCTGGAGAAAAGGTCCAAATCGGCGACCAGATCGAGATCACGATTTTGCGGATCGGACCCGAGGCGGTGCGGATCGGGATCGACGCCCCGCCAGACCTGAATATCGTGCGGACGGAGCTCATCGGACACGCCACTCCCGCGACCGATACGCCAATGACGGAACAGCCGCTCTGCACAGCCTGAGCACCAGCGTCACGGAGGATCGATCGCGTGGCAGAACAACAGCTCGAACTCGACTTCACCCGCGCCCAGCAGCTCGCGATCCTGCGCGATTGCCGGCTCGGTGGCAGGCCGCTGGCCAAGCTGCTCCTGGAGCGGCTCGACGACCACATCGGCCGGAACCGCTCGTGGTCGCTGCGGATCGACGAGCTCGCCGAGGAGGCGGAAATCAGCCGGTCCGCGGCGTACAAGTGGCTCAAGTGGCTCCACGACGAGGGGCTGATCGGCTGCGACGAGCTCCCCGACGGCCGGCGGACCTTCTGGATCTGCTGGGGCGCCCTCTGGGAACGCACCCCGGAGGGCCAGCAGCAGGCCGAACGGACCGCTGGACCCAGTCCACCAGGTGGACCGTCAGTCCACCACGTGGATTGTCAGTCCACCACGTGGACTGTCAGTCCACCAGGTGGATTGTCAGTCCACCACGTGGACTGTCAGTCCACCACGTGGACTGCATATAAGGAAGAGCGCCCTCTTAGCGCCCCTCTTAGCGCCCCGTCAGCGCCACCATCAGCGCCGCCGTCTGCCGCTGCTGAACCAGCGTCCAGCGAGGCGGACCTGGTGGCGGCGGTGGCGGCGGCGGGGGTGCATGCGGCCGCGGAGGCCGTCCAGCAGGCCCTGCGGAACGGCCTGGCCCCCGCGGCGATCCGGGAGCTCCTGGCCGAGTACGCGGTCCGCCGGGAGCGGTACCAGAACCCCGAGGGGTGGCTCTACTGGCGGCTGACCACGCCGTCGGCGGTGCATCTCGCGGCGGACCAGTGGCCGCGGCCGGACCATCCGGCCTGGCGGGGGCGGCAGGAGGCCGCGACGGCGGTCGCGGCCCGGTCCGCGGCGGCGGTCGCGGACGCCGCCGAGCGGCAGCGGCTGGCGGAGCGGCGGCAGGCGCGGGAGCGGCAGCTCGCGGCGTGCGGGGCGGAGATCGACCAGCTCACCCCGCCGGAGCGGGCGGACCTCGTGCGCGACAAGGGGACCTGGCTCGTCCGGGAGGTGCTGCGGTGCGGCCCGCGCTGGCGGGACGTGCCGCTGGTGCGGGACGCCCTCGTCGAGGCCTTCGCGGCCCGCGCGGGGCCCGCCGGCGGGGAATCGTGAGGGTGTGGGGTTCGGCCGCGGTGGCCCGGCAGGCGGCCGAGCGGGCGGCGTCTGCCGGGCCGTCCGGTCAGCCGCGGAACGAGCCCTACTTCCGCTACCGCCTCGAACGGGACTGGGAGCGGGCCTATCAGCAGGCCCTGGCCCCGGCCGTGGCGGGGAAGCTGACTCGCCGGCAGCGGACGGTCGTGGCCCGCTGCGCGATGTTCTGCTTCAGCCGCTACGGCCGACGGCTGGCCGGGCTCCCCGAGGACCTGGATCCGGCCCTGCTGCTCCCCCTGAGCGAGGCGGAGTGGGAGCAGCGCTGTCTAGGGATCGTTCGGGAGGCGTGGAGTCGCGGCCCGTTTCCGCTGTCTGTGCTGCGGGTCCTGGCCGACCTGCTGGGGATCGACGCGGCTCGGCAGTTCCGCCCCTCGCGGGAGCTGCTCGAGGTCTGCGGGGACGACGATCTGCGGGCGATCGCCCGGGCCTGCGCGATCGACGCCGCCGGCGGGCGGCCAGCGCTGCTGGCGGCGATTTCGGCCGCGGCCTGGCCGCCGGAGGAGTTGCCGCGGTGCCTGCGGGAGCCGCGGCAGCCGGGTCGGCGGCGGTGACGGTCAGGGCCTGTCGGAGCGGGCGGGGGGCGTGGGGCACGCCTGGACGCGGCGGAGGGCGCGGCGGACGGTCTCGCTGCTGCACCCCAGCCGCTCGGCGATCTCGCGGGTCCCATGCCCGGCCTGGGCCAGGGCGTACACCTGGCGATAATCGACCCAGACGGGTCGGCCGCGGACGAGCCGGACCCCCGCCAGGCGGCGGACCTCGATCAGCACCTTCCGCCACAGGGCGCGGGACCGCGTCGAGAGGCGGCGGTCGGCGACGACCGCCTCCAAGGCCTGGAGCGCCTCGTGAACGGTGTCTCGACTTCGTGTCATGTGATTCCTTTCTCGCTACACACGCAATCCATCCACGGATATGTCAATTTGTGACACTCCGGACAGACTGAGCAAGCGGCGTCACACAGCGTTGTTGAAAGCAATGTCCGGCACCCAATTCCTTGATACTTGCCATACGTGCGGGAGCAGCCGCACTCATGAACAACATGTAACCATCCGCTGTCGTCGACCACGCGGTCGACGATAGGCGAATCGCACACCTTCGCATCCCACAAGACTGTGGCCATTTTCTTCTCCTTCCCCGCCGAATTTCTCCGCATCGCCGTGGCGGGAATGCGACGATGCGTTAGTCAGGCCGGGACGCCCCGCAGGTTTAGCGGTGCTGAGGCGCTGCACAGCGGAGCGCCCGGCTCTAACAGGTGTTAACGGCGTGCTCACTGCGAACGTCCGCTTTTTCCCCGTGGCCGAGAGCGGCCGAGGACCTCGACTCATTCACCATGACCAGCGTGCCGACCGTCCCCAGGACCGGTTCGCGCAACCTGGTCCCGGGGCGGAGCACTTGCAGCGGGCGTTTCATCTGCTCGGCCTCTGGAGTTCTTCGAGCAGGTCGACCACTTCGTCCGGTGCCTCGTCGAGGTTGAAGTGCACGTTCTGCGGAGAGTCCCACACCTCGACCAGCGGGTCGAACTCGAACAGGGCCACGCGGTCTTTTGGGTCGGTGCGATAGCGCACCACCGCCGGGGAAGTGTCGAGGAAATGTTGCGTCGTGGCGGTGAACTTTGCCCAGCCGAATTCGTGGGGAGTCGCCATGTGCCGCTCCTTGCTCCGCGAGGGGGAGGCCTGCGGCGTGGCTTCGATGTCGTCGCAGGGCGTCGAGCCCTGTGCGAACTTGCCGTCTTCAAGCTCGATGTCGAAGGAAATCCTGTCGCCGCGAACGGTCTTAGCCAGCTTGGTGATGTTCATCGTCACTCTCCTGCCTTCGTGTTCGACCTCGACGATCACCTTGATCGTCAACACACGTCACTCTATCGTCGCCGTGGCGGCGTGTCAACAACAAAAATCCGATTTGTGTTGTGGCAGGGCGGGGGTGGCACGGAAGCGTCGGCGCGGCCGACTGTTGCGACGCGAAAAAAAATGCCGGGGCCGGGGGTCGCCGTGGGTCGGGAGGGGTCGCGATGCGAAGACGTGCACGCGGCGCGCGGGATGGGCGGGAGCGGGGCGTGTCGCGGGAGACGTGGGTCAGCCGTGGCGGCGGTCGCGGAGCGTGCCCCCCGCGGCGATCCAGTCGCCGACGGCGACTTCCGCGCTCAACGTCTCGGCCGGGAGTTCCGCGCTCGCTGGCGGTCGTCCGCGCCGCGGGGGACGCGCGGCTTCGAGGGGCGCGCCGCGCTGCGCTTCCCGCTCGATCGCCCGCCAGTTGATGAACTCCGCGAGGACGCGGCAGAGGGGCCGGCGACGGCGGGCGGCGATCCGCTGCAACTGGTGCTTGCGCTCGCTGGACATTGGAACTGTGACGTCGACTTCCATGGCGGAGCCCTCTTGACGGGAGCGAAAGCGGCTGCGAGAGTGCACGCAGCGTTAACGCCCCCGCCAGGGGTCCAAATCGCGGGCGCAGGGAGGCTCCCCCGCGATTTTGGTCTTTACTCGCGGCCCCCGCAAGAGCAGGGATGCCATGCTCGCGCGCCCCGCGGCCCTCGGACGTGATCCGCGGCTGAAGTCGCTGGCCGAAGTCGACGCCGCGCTCCACGAGCTGGGCTGGATTCGCGCCCGCCGGGAGACACTGAACGCCGAGGCCGAGGCTGAGATCGCCGCCCTCAAACAGCGGCTGGCGGAGCGGATGTCGTGCGAGATCGAGGGGGAGACCGTCTCCCTCGCCGAGCGGGCCGAGCAGCTCGAGCGCGCCCTCGCGCACTGGGCCGAGCGGCAACTCCCGCGGCAGCTCCCCGCCGGCCGCAAGTCGCTCGAGCTGGCGCATGGGCGGATCGGCGTCAGCGAGACGCCCCCCGCGGTCGGCTTCCGCCGGCGCTGCGACGCGGCCTCGGTCCTGGCCGCGGTCGAGCGGAAGTTCCACCTGGCGGCCCTCGTCGATCGGGTGCTGGCGGCCAGTTGGGGTCCGTTGACCGCCGGCGACGTCGTGCGTGTCAAAACCGAGCTCAACAAGCCGCGGATCAAGGACGCCTGGCGCGGCGGGCGGGAACGCCAGCAGGCGCTGCAGGCCCTGGGGTTGGACGTGGTCTCTGGGACGCAATTCGTGATCGAGCCGGCGCGGGTCGAACTGGCGGCCCCCGCCGGATAATCATCGGGTAACAAGCAGTTATCGCGCGATCAGAGATGACCATGCCCAAGCGATTCAGGACACTGGCGGCTCGGTTCGAGGGGCGGAAAACCTTCGCCGCGTGCGGCGTGCTGCTCGTCTGGGCCGTCTGCGACCTATCCGGCCTGCTGGCGGACGACACCGCGCGCGCGGGGTACGGGATCGTGTGCGCGGCGATCGTCGCCGCCCTGCGCGACGCGCTGCGGAATGTGCCGACCGCGACCGCCTTTCGCGTCAGCCGGACTCGACGCCTGGTTGCCCTGCTCCGCGACCAGCTCGAGAGAATTCCCCCCGAGGACGAGCCGACGATTCTTCCGTTTCCCACGTCTCGCGACGGATGAGCCATGCCCGCCTTGCGCCAGCAGTTCGCACCCGCTTCTCGCTCGACCCTGCTCTCGGTCGCCGCGCGCGCGAGTCTCGCACACCAGACTCGCCACTCCCGCCTCCGTGTCGCTGGGTGCGGACTGCTGGCCTCTCTGCTCGCGGCGGGGAGCGCCGCCGCGAAACCGCCGGTCGTCGTGGTGCGCGCGGAAATCAACGAGCGTCCTGTGCCGGTTATCGCCGGTCAGCCGCTGGAGGCCATCGCCGGCGACGACGTGTGGTTCGACCTGAGCGCCAGCGAGGGAGCGCCTGATCGCTTCTACGTCACGCTCGACGAACGGCAGCCGGGTCTGAAGCAGATCGACACGGTGGACCAGGGCCGCCGCGTGCGGCTCCTGACCCGGGTCGGCACGTATCAGGTCCGCTTCCTCGTGTCGAACGAGGACGGTTTCGATGAGCGGCGGCAGACGGTCGTCGTCCGTTGCCATGAAGTGACGCCGAGTCCGGCGCCGGCTCCTGGTCCCGCGCCACCGCCGAGTCCGGCCCCGGCTCCGAGTCCAGCCCCGCCGACGCCGGCGCCGAACCCGCACCCGCCGGGTGACCCGTTTCAGATCGCGCGGACCATCACCGACGCTGCCCGGAAGATCGGCGATCCGGCCGGGGCGTTGGCCCTGGCCGAGCGCGCCAAGGCCCTCGCCGCGCAGATCCGCGCGGGACAGATCACTCATCCCCAGGACGTGGTGAACGCGATTGCGGCGGAACTGAAGAAGGCGGGTCCAAAGTGGGCCGGGCTGCTGACCGTCTGTAAGACGATGCTCCAGATGCTCCTGGCGACCGGGGCGCTAAGCAGCGAGGACGTCCAGCAGTGGGCAGTGCTGTTAGACGTGATTGAGCACGCGCTCCGCGACGCAACCAAATGACTGAAGACGCCGAGCAATTTAGGCGGGAGCGCCGCCGACACTTCCGCGAACTGGTTCTGGCGCAGGTGATCGCCGGCCTGATCGTCGCGGCGATCGTGTATGTCTTCACGCGCCGGGTCGAGCCGCACCTCGACGAGCGGTTTCGCGGCGTACCAGACGATTTCGCGACGGTGGCCGAAGCGGCGTTCGCCGCCCGGCCCGAGCCGTTCGCCGCTGGGAGTGAGGAAGATCACTCGCGCTCGAACGTGCGACTCTGGGAAGCCGTGCGGCAGGTGAGTTCTCCGCGAAAGCCTCTGGGACGGGACCACCCGGCGGGTCCGCAAGAGACGGGCGATTGCGTGGCGTGGGGCCTCGCAACCGCACTCGCCCACACGGGAGCGGTGCAAGCGCTGGCCGCCGGGCGAACGACGGTCGACGATCCGTTCCAACCGTTTCTTTACGGGTTGACGCGGACGCTCCACGGCCGGCCGTCTCCGCCGTGTGGTCAGGCTGGGGCGTACCCGACGACCGCCGCCGAGGCCTTCGAGTGCTGCGGGTGGGTGAGCTACCGCGAGGCTGGCTTCAACTACAGCGGCCGGCTCGCCGATGAGTGGGGCTGCACGGGACCGCCCGCCGCGCTGCGAGAGCTGGCGAAATCGCGCGGTGGAGGGAGCTGGTATCCGATTCGTTCACTCGAGGAGTGGCAGAACGCGATCTGCTCGGGGTTCGCTACGACGGTCGCAATCCCCTGGGCCCCGGGTCGAATCGTCGTCAAGGATGGCCGGCAGTGCATCACGAGCTGGGGTCGCGGCGGCGGCCACCAGGTGGCGTGTGTCGGGTTCGACGGATCGACGGGCCGCCGCTACTGGTGCCTGTTCAATTCGCACGGAGCAGGCTGGCCGGCAGGACATCCGCCGCTGCAAGGGGAGCCGCCGGGGACCTGCTGGACCGACGAAGCGGGCGCGCGCTGGATTCTCGAGAACGGCGTGGTGATCGCGATCAGTTCCGTTCCGGGCTTTAAGCCAGTCGACCTCAACTGGGATGCGTTCCAGTGATTCCAGGGAGGAAAGGAAACGACGATGACCCCGCAAGGAAACGTCTGGAAATCGATTCTGTTCGTAGCGTCGATGGCGACGGCTGACGCTGCTGAGACGATTTCGTTCGAGGCGTTCGATGCGCCGGCGGCGCAGAGTTTCGCCCTCTCGTTCGCGGCGTTCGATCTCCCGTCTGGGAGCGCGATCGATCTCGCGAGTTTCGATCTCCCGGATCAACCGTCCGAACGGGACGTGTCGGGTACGGTCGAGAATTCGCGCCCGGCGCAAGCGGCGGTAGAACGGCTGCGCGTCACGATCTATTCGCCGACCGACTTCTACTGCGCGCCGTGCCAGCGCGTCGAGCGGGAATGTGGGACGGGTGATTCCGAGGTCAGTGTCAAAGTCGAGAAGCGCCCGTTGGCCGCGATGCCGGCGCGAGTCCAGCGCGCGGGCCAGACCGTCGGATATCCGGTGATCGAATTCGCCGACGGAACGCTAATTTGCGGGGCCCGATCGTTTGGCGAGCTTAAGCGATTGGCGCGAGAACACAGTGCGCGTGACCTGGAGCCGCGTCGGTGACGTGTCGAGGTCGCCGGGGTCCTTCCCCGAGCCCCCCGTACGTTCGCGGCTCCGCCTATCGAAGTTTTTTTGTTGCTAAGGCGCCGTGAAACGTACTTCCTTCCTTCCTTCCGGAGACTGACGATGCCGAAACGAAAAAACTCGACAAAACGAAGCAGCGCAGAGCCAGACCTGACCTACATCGCCGACGCCCTCCGGCCGCTCGCCGTGCCCATTGCGTCGCTCGTCTTCGACCCGCGCAACGCCAAGAAGCACGCGGAGCGGGACCTGTCGGCGATCGCCGCGAGTCTCCGGAATTACGGGATCTGTAAGCCGGCGGTCGTTCGCCGATCCGACCGTCGGATCCTGGCAGGGAACGGGGCGGTCCAAGCCGCCGCGGAAATCTGCCGTTACACCCACTTTCCCGTGGTGTTCGTCGATCACGACGACAACACCGCGCTCGGCTTCGCGATCGCTGACAATCGCACGGCGGAGCTCGCCGAATGGGACGTGGAACAGTTGCGAGCGCTCCTCGACGAAGTTGATTACTCGGGCGACGACGAACTGGTTCGGCTGCGGGACGATTTCCTCGCCGAACTCGACCAGCTCGCGCGCGACGCCGCAGACATTGCTTCCGGCGTCGGGGCCGCCGACGATGATGCCGGTCAGTCCGCCCGCAAACCCGCGCGGAAGAGCTCCGACACTGATCCGGAAGGTTCCGTGATCGAGAAGTGGCAGATCGTCATCACCTGCACCGACGAGCAGCACCAGACGGAGCTGCTCGAACGGTTCGAAGCCGAGGGGCTAACGTGCCGAGCGCTCGTCTCGTGATGTCCGTGCCCGTGGTGCGTTCGCCGCGGGTCCAGCAGCTCGAAGGACTATTCGACGTTCCGCCGACGCAGCGCAGCGAGTTCGTCCGGGACGTCCACCTCCCGCTGGAAGAACGCCCCTGGCGGATCGGCCTGATCGTCGGGCGCTCCGGCTCCGGGAAATCCACCGTCGCCCGGCACTTCTTCGGCGACGCGCTGATTTCCGGTTTCGAGTGGCCGCAGCACCAATCGATCGTCGACGCCTTCCCGCGGGACATGTCGATCAAGGAGATTACCGGGGTGTTGTCGTCGGTCGGCTTCAGTTCCCCGCCGAGTTGGCTGCGTCCGTTCCGCTGCCTGTCCAATGGTGAGCAGTTCCGCGTGACGCTGGCGCGGGCCCTCGCCGAGCCGCGCCCGCTGGTCGTGATCGACGAATTCACCTCGGTCGTCGACCGCACGGTCGCCCAGATCGGGAGCGCGGCGATTTCCAGGGCGATCCGCCGACTCGATCGGCAGTTCGTGGCCGTCAGCTGCCACTACGACATCATCGACTGGTTGGACCCCGACTGGACCTACGAGCCGGAAACGGATGTGTTCCATTGGAGGTTGGAAAGGCGGCGACCGCCGATCGCGCTCACGATCGTCCGCGTCCATCACTCGGCGTGGCAGCTTTTCCGTCGGTATCACTATTTGACCGGTACCCTGAACAAGAACGCCTACTGCTTCGCGGCCCTCTACCGTGGACAGCCCGTGGCTTTCACGTCGGTGATTCATTCCGTTAATAATCAAAAAACCTACTGGCGTGGACACCGGACGGTCTGCCTGCCCGATTTCCAGGGCGTCGGGATCGGGAACGCGCTAGCCGAGTTTGTCGCGAGTCTATTCGCGGCTACTGGTAAGAAGTATTGCAGTACGACCGGGAACCCCGCGATGATCGCCCACCGCCGCCGGTCGCCCCTGTGGCGGATGCATCGCCTCCCGGGAATGACCTCCCCGGTCGGCCGGAGCGCGAAGCGGTATATTCGCGAGATGTTCCAGTACGCCGCCGTGGATCGGATCACCGCCGGTTTCACCTACGTCGGGCCGGCGCGCGTCGACGAAGCCCGCCGGTTCGGACTCCCAGTTCAGGAGACGTCGTCGACCAGATCATCCGGGACCGAAAATAGCCCGCATCGACCGCGATACGTAACCGGTTCGCGAAGTCTGCGGACCCGCTCCAGCACGAAGCAGAAGTGGCCGGCGGCGAACGGATCGCGGCGCAAGTCCAACGCGCAGAGGGTCCCCCAGGGGACGACGTCCACCAGTTCCGCCACGGCGACGAGCGCGCCGCCCGGGAGTTCCGCCGGCAGCGCGATCCCGAGCCGGTCGCAGAGGACTCGTGCCGATGAATCAGACTTCAGTCCCGCGTGAATCGCCAGCGGTCCGCGGTATTTGGTCGACCAGCGGCGATTCTCCACGCGCTTGTGCCCGGCCGCGACCAGCCAGGCCCATTCCCGGTGAAGTGTCAGTGCTTGCATGGTTGTTATTTCCCTGGTCAGAACGGGACCGCCTCGGCCTCCACTCCAGAGTTCGCGGAGGCGGGATACCGTTCCAGACAGTACTCGAGCGCTTCCCGCCAGGTGGCGTAGCTCGACGGCATAGTCTGATGCGGCTCGCGGATCAGCTCGAACAGCCGCTCTCCGATGTCTTCCTCGCCGGCGAGTTCGGGAAATTCGCACGCCAGCGACTTCGCCACGTCGTCCCAGCCGGGAATGTTGGTGGCGTCCCCGTCCTCGAAGGCGCGCCGGAAGCGGGAATGCATCCCCTGGCGCCAAAACTCGCGACATTGCGGGGTCCATGCGTAGAACTCCCAGACTCGCTGCCGAATCCGCCAGACCGACTCACGCTCGGCTCGTGCCAGTTCCCGAAATTCCCGGTATGTCGCTGAGAGAACAGCGAGTGGAATCCCCGCTCGTTTCGCCTCGTCACGAATCTCGTTCGGAATCTTCACTGTCTCGCCCTTTCAATTTCTCGAAACTCTTGAATTTCACGTTTGCTTGTACGAAAGCTCCGCGCGGCTGTCTGGTGAAAAATGCCTTTTTTTCAGGAAAAAAATGCGCGCCGACGGCTAAGTCGAAACTGCACTTCGGTCCGCGATTTTCCGTTTTTTTTCTCGCCGCCGACGTCTAACACCCCTGCCCGATGAATGCCCGTTGTCGCCCGTCAGACCGAAGCCGCCCTCCGCCTGGGGGTCACGCCGCGCACGCTGCGGGACTGGCGGCAGATCGAGGGGTTCCCCGACTGCACGAACGGCTACGACCTCGACGCCATCCAGCGCTGGCGACAGGCGCACGAGCGGAAGGGTTCCGAGGCCGCCGACGCGGCCCGCAAACTCAAACTGGCGATCACCGCGGAGAAGCTGCGACAGATGCAGCTCCGCACTCGGCGGGAACAGCTCGACCTCGAAGTCAAGGAAGGGACGCTCCTTCCCCGCAAGGCGGTCGAGCAGTCGGTCGCCGTGCTCCTCTCGGCCCTCGGCGACTGGTGCGACCAGCTCCCCGACCTGATCGCGGCCATCTGTCCGAACCAGCGGACCGCCGCCAAGGTCCGCGCGCGGCTCCAGGAGGAACTCGACCGCCGGCGGACGCAACTGGCCGAGGACCTGAAGGCGCTCGGAGGCGCTCCATGATCCGCCACGGTTTCTCCGGGCCGGTCTGCGACATCCTGCGGCCGCGCCCCTTTCAGCCCACGGCCGAGTGGGCCGAGCGGAACATCACCCTTCCCCGCGGCTCCGAACTCCGCGGACGGCTGAGGCTGGACCTGTTCCCGCACGCCCGCGAGGTCTTCGCCGTGTTCGACGACCAGTACTACACCGAGATCACGCTCCAGTGGGGGAGCCGGCTCGGGAAGACCGTCTGCGCCCAGACCTGCTGCGCCAAAGTGGCGGCGACGAACCCGAACCCGATGGCCTGGGCCGATGCCGACCAGAAGTCGACCGAGCGCGTCCTGAAGCGGCTGTGGCAGATCCTGGCCCACGTCCCGGCCCTGGCCGATCATTGTCCGCCGCCACGCCTGCGGGCCGCCGACAAGATCGAGTTCCCCGAGTTTCTCATTCACGGCGCCTGGGCCGGCTCCCCCAACTCGGCCGCCGACTACGCGGCCGCGGTGGTAGTGCTCAACGAACTCGACAAGTACACCCGGCGGCGGTCGGACGAGGCCGACTTCGCCGAGCTGATGACCGAACGGGCCAAGGGCTTCACGCGGGCCAAGGTGCTGCGGCTGTCCACCCCCAGCTACCGGGGCCGCTCGCGGATCGAGGCGGCCCGGCTGACAGGCGACAACCGCGGCCGGTTCGTCCCCTGTCCCCAGTGCGGCGGCTGGCAGCAGCTCTGGACCGGCGACGGCCTGCAACCCGGCGGACTGCGCTGGGAGAAGGCGTCCAGCGGGCGGAGCGATCCCGACCTGGCCCGGCAGACCGCCTGGTATGAGTGCCGGTTTTGCAGCCGGCGGATCCTCGACGGCGAGCGATTTGAGCTGCTGAACGCGGGGGTCTGGGTCCCCGAAGGGATGACGGTGGTCGGGTCGGGGAAGCTCCGCGGACGACCGCTCCGCTCCGTCCCGCACGCCAGCTTCGGTCCGCTCCCCACCCTCTATTCGCTGCTCCCGTCGATCACCTGGGGTTCGATCGCGTATAAGTTCCTCACCAGCCGCGGCGACCGCGAGCAACGCCGCAACTATCACAACAGTTGGGAGTCGCTGACCTGGGACGACGCCCCGCACAAGGTGGAACACGTGGAACTGGCGATGCGGCTGTGCACCGCCGACGAGCGGGGGACGTGCCCCGCCTGGAGCGTGTTCCTCACCCGCGGCGTCGACGTGCAGGCCGACGGTCACACCTATTGGTGGTCGGTCTGGGCCTGGGGCCGCGGAGGGCGGGGCGCCCTCGTCGATTGGGGGGTCGCCCCGTCGGACGATGCGCTCCGCCGCGAGATCGTCGAGGCGGCGTATCCCCACGCCGAGGGGGGGGGCCGCCTCCAGCCCCAGATCACGCTGGTCGACTCCGGCGACGGCGAGCACACGCAGGCGGTGTACCAGTTCTGCCGGCAATTCCCGGGCTGTTTGCCCTGCAAGGGACCGCAGTCGAGCGCGTTTCCGGGGGCCTACCGGCTCACGGGGCTGGACGACGGGACGGCCCGGCAGCAGGCACTCCAGCGCCGCCTGGCGGGTCGCGCCCTGGTCCTCGTCAACGGCGAGCAGAGCCAGTGGTGGATCGAGCGGGTGCTGACCGGCGACGTCGCGCCCCACGATCCGCGCGGCTGGACACTCCCCCGCCAGGCCGCCGAGGACGGTCAGCTCCTCGAGCAGCTCACCAACGAATACCCGGACACCCTCAAGTCGCAGCACGGCTACGAATTCCACACCTGGAAGAAGCGCGGGCAGAACGAGTGGCGGGACTCGGCCCGCTACGCCTGGGTCGCCGCCCAGCTCTACACCCGGCAGGGACAGCTCTGGGACGTGATCCGCCGCGCGCCGGCCGCGCCGGCGAGCGCGCCACCGCCCCGACAGCCAGCGGTCACCCTGCCGGACGGACGTCCGTTTCTCGTGACCGAGCGTCGTTGAACACAGGACCATCGCATGGCAAAACCGAAACTGAAACCTCAGCCGGACGCCGCGCTCGACCGACTGCCGTCGGCCGCTGAACCTGCCGTCCTCTTGCTGCCGCCGCTGGACCCCGCCCCCCCGGAGGGGTATTGCCCGCGCCACGTCGACGTGCGGCTGACGCACGCCGAGGCCGCCGCCGCCCGGCGGCTGCTCGAGGCACTCCAGCGCGCCGGGGCCTGCCTGCATGACCCCGTCCGTCCCGTCCGCAGCCTGGGGGACGTGGTCCGCTGGGTCTGCCAGCAGCTTCCCTAGCAGCCCGGGCTGGTCCGGGTTGGACTTCGCGCGGCGGCGAGCGGCTGTCAGAGTGACGCCATGCTCACTGCCGCCAGCACGCGCGACGACGTCCTGGCCGCCTACCGCGAGAACGCCGACTACGAGTCGGACGGGACCGGCGGCAAGGCGGCGGCCTTCATTCAGGCCTGCCGCTACCTGCTCCTCTATCCGGTCCGCTCCCGCGGCGCGCAGTCCGAGGTGCAGTGGGACCCGCTCCAGGTCCAGCGGCAACTGGAGACCGCCGCCGCCTGGCTGTCGGCCCTCCGCGGGGAATGTCCCGACGCCGCGCCCCCCGCCATCCCCCGTCAACTGTCCTTCGAGCGCTTCACCCGATGACCGCCAGCCTGGCCAGCGCCTTCGCCGAGCTCCGCGCCGATTACGAATTCGTGCGCGGCTCGTCCCTGCTGCGGACGCGGACGGGGCTGGCCCCCGGGGGGGCAGGGGCCGACTGGCATTACCGCAGCGAGGCCGACTACCTGCGGGGGATCGAAATCGCCCGCGACATGGACCGCAACGACCTGCTGATCGGCCAGGGGGTCGACCGCGTGGTCGACCAGGTGCTCCAGTCGGGGGTCAGCCCCGACCCGCAGACGGGTGACGCCGAGACCGACGACCTGCTGCTGGCGGCCTGGAATGAGTGGGCCGGCGATCCCTGGGCCTGCCATTCCGAGGGCCGGCTCACCTGGCGGCAGCTCGAACGGCTGGTGTTCCGGGCCGCCTTCCTCGTCGACGGCGACCACTTCCTGCTCCCCACCGACACGGGGGCCCTCTGGTCGGTCGAGGCCCACCGGGTCCGCACGCCGTCCGGCACCCGCCGTCGCGTGATTCACGGCATCAAACTCAACGGCCAGGACCAGCCCGAGGAACTCTGGGTCACGAAACAGGACCTGGAACCCTCCCGCCCGTTACGACGCGTCCAGGAGATCCAGGCGTTTCCCTGGGTCGATCCCGCCGGCCGGCCGCTGGTCTGGCAGATCGTCGACCCCAAGCGGACCAGCCAGCGGCGGGGCGTGACCCGCTTCGCCCCCATGGCCCGTGCTGGTTCGTATCTGGACGACACGCTGTTCGCGACGCTGGTGAAGCAGCAGGTGGCGAGCTGCATCGCCTTTCTGCGGGAGCGGCAGCCGGACGTGCTCCCCGGCCCGCCGGGGACGCTCGGCGAGACCGAACTCCGCGAACTCTCGGCCGGGACGACGCGGCTCCTCGAACACGTCTTCCCCGGGATGGAGGTCGTCGGCAAGCCGGGGGAAAAGCTGCACGGCTTCACGCCCAACATCGCCACGTCCGATTCGATGGCGTTCTCCCTGCTGATTCTCTCGATCCTGGCGGTGAACCTGGGGATCCCGGTGGCCGTGCTGCTCCTCGACCCGAGCAATACGAACTTCTCCGGCTGGCGCGGGGCCATCGACCAGGCCCGCGTGAGCTTCAAGCGGCTGGTGCAGGACTACATCCAGCAGCTTCACGTGCGGGCCTGGAAGTTCCGCGTCACCGTCCTCCTCCAGGAACCATCGGAACGGGGGGATCAGGTGCGATCCGCCGCCGCGCGGATCGGACCGGCGATCTTCCGGCACCGCTGGAACGCGCAGAGCTACGGCTACATCGAGCCCCTCAAGGACGCCGCCGCCGACGCCCTCCGCCTGGACAAACTCCTCACCAGCCCCCGCCGCGTCTGGGCCGAAAAGGGGGCCGACTGGTTCACCGGCGTCGACGAGATCGTCGAGGACCACAGCTACGCCATCGAGCAGGCCGTCCTGGCCCGCCGGCGGCTGATCGACCGCTATCAGGGGCATCCCGACGCCCAGGTGTTCGAGCGGCTCCACTGGCGGGAATTCCTGCGGCTGACCGGGACCGACCCGCTCGCGCGGGACCTCCTGGCCGCCGACGAGACCCAGGAAGGAGCGCCCGCGTGAGCACCTGGTCCACCACCACCGCGCGCCCCGACTTCCACCGGCTGACCGACTGGTTCGGCGTGTGGGCCATCGAGACCACGGCCGGACGTTCCCTGTGGGAGCAGATCCAGCGGCTCGAGCTGCACGTCCACGTGCGGGACCACGCGCAGACGCCCGGCGACGCGGCGGCCGCCGACAAACGCCGCGGCCCTTATGCGGTCGTCGACGGCGTGGCGGTGCTCCCGCTGGAAGGGACGCTCCTCAAGCACCGCTCCAGCCTGGGAGGGACCTCGCTGGTCGAGACCCGCCGCGCGCTGCGGTCCGCCCTCGACGACCCGCGGGTGGACGGCCTGCTGGTCCTGATCGACAGTCCCGGCGGGACGGTCGCCGGGACGGGGGACCTGGCCGACGCACTGTATCGCGCCCGCCAGCGCAAGCCGGTCTCCGCATTCATCGAGGACCTGGGGGCCTCCGCCGCCTACTGGATCGCCAGCCAGGCGGAGCGCGTCTGGTCCAATCCGACCGGCCTGGTCGGCTCCCTCGGCGTGTTCGCCGTGGTGGAAGACACCTCGGGGCTGTACGAGCAGCTCAAGATCCAGGTCCACGTCCTCCGTTCGGGGGAATTCAAGGGGGCCGGGACCGACGGGGCCCCGGTCACCGCCGCCCATCTGGCCGAATTTCAGCGGCAGGTGGACGGGCTGGCGGAGGCCTTCCTCGCCGCCGTGGCCCGCGGCCGGGGCCGGGAACGGAGCGCCCTCGCTCCCCTGGCCGACGGCCGCGTCCACCTCGGCCCGGAGGCCCTGGCCCTGGGGCTGATCGACCAGGTGGGGACCCTCGACGCCGCCCTCGACGAACTCCGACAGCGGGCGAAGTCCCGCGCCCGCAACTTGACGACCGTTACCACCAAGGGAGGTTCCATGTCCGACACGCCGTCCGCCAACCAGTCGACGAGCAGCACCGCGGCCACGCTGGCCGAACTCCGGGCCGCCTGCGAAGGCGCCCCCAGCGATTTCCTCCTCGCGCAGCTCGAGGCCCAGGCCACGCTGCCGCAGGCCATGCAGGCCTGGAACGCCCAGCTCCGCGCCGATCTGGCGGCCGCCCGGGCGCAGGTCCAGGCCGCGGCCCAGCGGGCCGAACAGGCCGAGCACCGCACGCGGGCCGCGCAGCCCGCGGGGGTGACCCCGATCACGGGGCAGACCGCCGCCGTCGAGTCGGAGCCGACCGGCAGCGCGATCGACCGCTTCGATGCCTTGGTGCGGGAGCGGTTGGCCGCCGCGCCCCGCCTCGAGCGGTTCGCCGCGATTCGGGCCGTGGCCAAGGAGCAGCCGGAACTCTACCAGGCGTTTCTCCTGGAAACGAATCCGTCGCGCAAGGCGCAGCGGATGATCCAGGAGAAGCTCAACTAGCAGACGACCACTGACCTCGCACGTACTCCCTCGCACGTTCCCCTCGAAGGACTCGACCCATGAGCGCCACCGTCAATCCGGACAGCCTCACGTTCCAGGCGTCCGCGGCCCTTGCCCCGTACCGCCGCGTCAAGTTCCACGCCAGCGGCAAACTCGAATACGCCGGGGCCGCCGACTTCGGCCTGGGGGTGCTCGACGATCGGGCGCTGGCCGCCGACGCCTACGTCGCGGTCCGCCCCTACCACCAGCCCGGCAGCTTCCGCGTGGTCGCCGCCGGGGCGATCAGCCGCGGAGCAGCCGTCTACGCCGCGGCGAACGGCAAAGTGGCCGGGAGCGGGAGCGTGCTCCTGGGCACGGCGGTCACCGCCGCCGCCGCCGACGGCGATGAACTCGAAGTCCTCCCGGCCGTGGGGCGGATCGTCTCCTGACGCCATCCCGCGCCGCCAGTCCTCCGCACCAGATTTCCCCACAGACCCCCACCAGGAACCCGACCCATGGCCGCTCCCTCCGTCGCCATCACGCGACTCGATCTCTCGTTCAGTCAGGCCGAATTTCATCTGCGCATGAACCGCCTCGGGTTCGTCGGCCTGCAGGTGCTCCCGCCGGTCGTCGTGGCCAAATCGAGCGCCGAGTTTCTGGTTCTGCCGGCCAAGGCCCTGCTCACCCCGATCGAGGACACGGCCCGCGCCCCGAAGACGGGTTACCGCCGCGCCGACTTCGAGTGGGAGAAGGACGGCTACGCGACGCAGGAGCACGGCGTCGAGGAGGTGGTCGACGACGCCACCATCGAGATGTACGGCGACGTGCTGCGGACCGAGCAGATCCACACCGAACGGGCGATCAACCGCCTGCTCCAGACCCTCGAACACCAGGCCGCTCAGGCCGTCTTCAACACCAGCACCTGGAGCGGCGCGGCCCTGACCACCGCCGTCACCACCCCCTGGAGCAATCAGGCCGCCGCCACCCCGATCGACAACATCGACGCGGCCATGGACAAGGTCGAGGACAACTGCGGCCACCGCGCGAACGCGATCCTGCTCACCGGCCGCACGCTGCGGAAATGGTCCCGCACCGATCAGGTCAAGGACCAGTGGAAGGCCTCCTTCGGCGACGACGCGCCGATGCCCGCCCTGGCCGCCGCCCTGCGGCAAATGCACGAGTTCGAGTACGTGTTCGTCGCCGACGGCTACAAGAACAGCGCCCGCCCCGGTCAGGAACCGAGCTTCGCCCGCTTCTGGGACACGTCGATGGTCATGGTCTTCCACCACTCGCCGAATGGGGACCAGCTCGAGGACCCGCTCCCGTCCCTCGGCCGGACGATCCTGTTCCAGGAGCAGGTGCGGGGCCTGCCTGGCGTCGACGACGCCGGGGAGGGGGCCATCCTGATCGAGGAATACCGCGAAGAGGCCCGCCGCGGCGGCGTGATCCGCGCCCGCTTCAATTACCAGCAGAAAATCCTCCGCCCCGAGGCCGGCCACCTGCTCACCAACGTCCTGTGAGGCCGCTGATGACGATCTGGCGGGAAGGCTGGGAACTGCTCACGGCCGGCGACGCGGGACTGGTAGAAACCGCCGTGTATCATGCCGACGCCGACGCCCCACCGCGCGTGTTCCAGGCCGTGTTCGACGAACTCCCCGGCCCCGACATCCAGGACGACGTGTCGGGCCGTGGCGAACGCCGCCGCGGCTTGCTCCAGCTCCCCCTCGGCGATGCGCATGGTCCGATCTCCCTCGCGGTGGACGGCCGCGCCTGGTTCGTGCTCCGCGGCGTCCGCTGGACGATCGAGCGGGTGCTCCAGGAGCGGGGCGCCTGGCACGTGTTCGTGGCCGCCGTCCTCGACCAGTCGATCCGCCGCGCCCAGCGCTCCACCCGTAGCCCCTGAGCCATGCCCCTGACTCCCGTCGGCCCCCTGTCGCTCCCCTTCGCCGCCGCGGCCGAGCTGCTGGCGGCGTGTCCCACCTGGCAACAGGCGTGCGGCGTCGACACCGCCGCCGCCGCCCGGACCCGCATCCATCTGTTCGACCTCGATCCCCGCGATCCTGTGACCGGGGCCCAACCCCGCGACGACCTGCTCCCCTGCGCCGTCCTCCTCGACGAGGACGGGCTGGACCACCGCCGGCCACGGCTGAGCACCGGCAGCGGCGAACTGCTCCTCGAATTCCTGCTCCCCGTCGATCCCGCGCTCAGCGACGCCGAGCGGCAGCTCGACTTCCGAAACACGGTCGGCGCCGTCTTGATGCAGATGCTCGACTTGTCCCGGCAGCCGCATCCCGGTGGAAATCACTGGGGCGTGACCGGCTGGCGGAAACTGGTGGCCCCGCAGGTCCTCACCGCCAGCGAGTCCCGCTTCGGGACACCCGACGCCCTGTGGTGCGCGTTCCTGCTGGAATGGGTCGAATAGGAGCCGCGATGACCACCGCCCCCCCCCGCCTGCAGGTCTCCGAGAACTTCCCCCGCGACCCGCGGCTGCTGGCCCGGGACCACGCCCGGTTCCTGCGGGACGCGCTCCGGCGGGCTGTCGAGACCCACCACGAGCGGCACATTCCCTGGCACTTCGAGGCCTTCGCCGCGGCCAAATACGGTTATCGCCCCCGTTCCCGGCGGTACGCCGCGCTCAAGGCCCGGCTGGGGCTGCGGCTGCCGCTGGTGTTCACCGGCCGCACGCGGGAGACCGTCACCCGCCAGCGGCAGGTCACCGCCACGCAACACCGGGCCACGCTGATCCTCCGCTTGCCCCTGGCCGGCGGCAGCGGACGCTTCCGCTTCCGCCGCGGCCAGACGGAATTGAGTCGCGCCCAGCGCACGATCCTGCAGATCATCCAGGAGCTGAAGGCCATCAACCCCGACGAACGGCGGTTTCTCGCGGACACCCTCCGCGCCCGCTACGTCGCCCTGGCCCAGGCCCCCGGCCTCCGTTACCGCACCCGTCGTCGAGGCTAGACCATGCAGCTCTACACCCCCTTTCCCAGCGTCTTCGGCGACCTCGTGATTCCCGACACGATCGACACCGAGCCCAACGCCGGCATCCAACAGCTCGTCGGGCGGTCGGCCGGGAGCCGCCACGTCCTGGCCCGCGGCATCGCCGTCCGCGAACCGCGGATCGGCATCACCTGCCTCGATCTCCGCCACCTCGGGGCCAGCGGCCTGTCGATCGTGGACGGCCTGACGCTGACCACCCCGAGCAAGATCCAGTTCCAGAAGCGGGCCTTCGGCGGGACGTTCGACACGGCCGGCCACGTGACGCTGGTCGCCACCCGCGGGAAGCTGATCCCCGAGGGGATCTCCGCCACGCAGGACGCCGCCGAACCGGCCCAGCTCACGCTCACGTTCCACCCGCTGTTCGACGGCACCAATGACCCGCTGCAGGTCGTCACCCAGGCCCTCCAGGGAACCCCCGACGTCCCGGCGATGTACCGCCTCGGTCCCGTGCTGGTGAATGGGACCCAGCTCACCGGCGTGCAGTCGGTCCGCGTCCAGTTCGGGATCAACTTCCAGCCGGTCCGCAGCGACGGCGAGATCGTGGCCCGCAACGGCCGGCTGGGGGACCTCGATCCCAGTCTCACGATCGAGGTCAAGAACCTGGCCATCCTCCAGGAACTGCTCGGCGTGGGGGCCGTCCCGGCCACCGTGGTCGTCTTCTTCCAGAAGGTGGGGGCCGATTACGCGGCGGCGGTGCACACGGCCATCGGCTGTTCCGGGACGCTGGAAGTCGGCACGATCGCCGCCCGCCGCGGGGACGACGTGCAACCCGGGCTGATCGCCCGCCCGGTGGGACCACTGACGCTCAATACCGCCACCGCGATCACTGTCTGAGGTCCGGCGGCGCGGGAGTTCGGCATGCACTTTCAGATCTATCTCCCCGATCGCCGCGGGGCCGACCTCGACCACCTGCGGGCCGCGGGGCTGGGGGAACTGCTCCGCCCCGACGACCAGCAACCCGCCTGTCAGGACCTGGTGGGGGAGGGACCGGACGGCCGACTCGGGGGGCAGCTCTGGAGCTGGCTCACCCCCGGCGCCCAGGCCTGGGGGCTGGGACCGGGGCAGACCTGGATCGCCGGGGCCGGCTATTGGATCGGCTGGCCGACCGACGCGCCCCCCACGCCGGACGACCTGCTCCGCGCGCGGCCGATCGACGGCCGGACCCTCACGCTGCGGGACGGGCACGCCTGGCTGGTCCCGCAGGCCCAGCGCGTCCCCCAGGTGGTCGAGTTCCGCGCGGGACAGTGGGAAGTCCGTCCCGATCCACAGTACGCGCGGCTGATCGACTCGGCCCTGTGGGCCACGCAGGCCTGCCTCGACTTCCTCCGCGCGGGACGCCCCCTCGACCTGCGGGCCGCCGCGGAACACGCCCTGGCCGCCCTGCAATGGAACTATCGCCTCACTGGCGAGGTCGCCTCCCGCCTCTTTTCGAGCGAAAACCTGCTCCTGATCCTGGCCGTCTATTCCGACTTCGAGAAGATCCGAGAGGCAGCGCAGCAACTGGGAGCGTTCCCACCGCCGACCCCGCCATCCTAGCCGCCCTCCGCTGGGCCCGGGGGCTGGCCCCCCGCTGGTACGTCCCGACCCACGTCGACCTGTTCCTGCTCCAGTTTCTGACGGCCCGCCCGCATGACTGAGAAAGTGGAATTCACGCTCGAGGCCCACGACGCCGGCGCGGTCCGCGCCTGGCAGGCCCTCGCCCGGGAAATCGCCAGCTATCAGCGGGAACTCGCGCAGATCGACGACGCCGAGCGGAAGAACGCCCAGGCGGCCCAGGCCCACGAACGGGCCGCCCGCCGGATCATCGAGGGACTCCTCACGCCCCAGCAGCGGTACCAGCGGCAGCTCGAGCAGCTCAACCTGCTCCGACAGCAGAACCGGCTCACCGAGGAACAGTACGCCGCCGCCGTCCGGCAGACGCAGCGGGACTTCGAGCAGCAGGCCGGACGCGCGACGAGCGGCGTCGGACAGCTCACCAGCCGCCTGGCCGGACTGGCCGCCGGCTACGTCAGCGTGACGGCGGCGGTCCGGGGCTGGATGGACGCCAACCGGCAGGCGATCGAGGAGGCCGAGCAGGCCGCCGCCAAGGCGGACGAACAGGCCCGGCGGTTCGCCGTGCAGGCGGGCCTGCGGGAACTCGAAGGCCGCGCGGCGGACCAGCGGATCCTCGCCGTCGCCGAGGAGACCGGCGTCTCGTCCGACTTCGCCCGCAAGGCGGCCACGCAGCTCGTCTCGTCCGGCTTCTCGGTCTCCGACGCCAGCGGGGACGCCCTCCGGCACCTGCTCCAGGGACTGGCCGCCAGCAACCTGCTCGATCAGGACCCGACGCAACTGACCCAGGCCCTCGGCCAGTTCCTGGCCGCCACCGGGCAGGAGAAGACCAGCGACAACCTTCGCCAAGCCCTCGTCGGCGCGCAACGCCTGTTCAAGGCCACCGACCTCCAGGTCTCCGACCTGTCGCAGCTCGCGGGGAAGGTCCAGGGACTGGCGGGGGTGATGTCCCCCGCGGAAGTCCTGGCCACGTTCGACGTGCTGCGGGAGAAGACCGGGGCGGACCAGGCCGCGACCGCGGTCAAGATCTTCGGCGACCGGCTCCGCGGGGCCCGCGAGGACCGCCAGCGTGTGGACGTGCTCCGCCAGTTGCGGCTCCGGCCCGAGGACGTGGACCTGCTCGGCGAGGACGTGCAGACGGTCCTCGACCGGCTGGCCGCCGGACTGGAGCGGGTCGCGCCGGAACGCCGGGCCGGGCTGATCCAGAAGCTCTTCGGGACGGAAGCGAGTTCCCCGATCGAGGGGCTGCTCCGGGACCGGGCCGAGATCGGGAAAGCTCTCGAAACCATGGCTGATACCCGCGGGTTCGCGGAGGACGTGGCGATCGCCACCGGGGGCCGGGCCGCCGCGGCCCGCCGGCAGGCCGTGGCCCGCGAACGGCGGGCGGTCACCCGGGACGACCTGGGGGACCTGGTGGGCGAGGAACTGCAGGCCCGCCTCGAAGCACTCGGTCAGATCGCCTTTCAGCGCACGGCGGCGGCAGGGGTGTATCACGTGGCTCGCACAGTGGGAGTGAGTCCGCTGGACGCCGCGTGGCTGGGCGCGGCCGTCTCCACGCAGGGACTGCTCGGCGGCGGCGTGAGCGCGATCACCGCCGACGTGAAGCGCGGCGTTGAACGCAAGCTGGCCGGGGCGGTCGAGCCGCCTGCCCAGGCGGGCCGCCGGCTCGCCGAAGAGACCCCCCGGAACAGCGCCCTCGTCGGGGCCCTCGAGCAGAATACCCAGGCGGTCCGGCAGCTCGCCGAGGAGACCCGCCGGAATAGCGCCGACACCCGCAAGAACACGCAGGTCCTCGGCGACCCGCACCGTCCGAACACCGCCCCCGCACCCCTGCCGCGGGCCGCTGCCCGCCGTTAAGCGCCGCCCATGCCCCTGATCCACGCTGGCTTCACGATCCCCGGCATCGTCCGCCCCCACCCGCTCCCCGCCTGGGAATTCCACGAGGCGGAGATTACCGTGTTCGGCCTGCACGGCACCGGCGTGCTCCAGGGGGGGCTGGTGAAGCGCGAGTTCACCATTCCGATGTGGATTTTCAACGGCTTCACGCAGCCGCAGCTCTTCGCCTTCCTGCGGTCCCTGCGGGGACGACTGGGGGTGATCGGCGACCTCGTGCAGACCGGGACGGTCTCCGCCGTCTGGCCCGAGGTGGAGTTCCTCCGTTTCACGCACGAGGAATGGATCCCCCCGCAGGCCGACTACGGCTGGTCGGTCTTCGCCGAGCTGCAGTTTCGCGAGTTGACTCCGGCCTGACGCACCATGGTCCTGAACAGTCCCTACTACTTCGGCGGTCTGACGGCGTATCGCACCGGCTGGCTGGGGCCGCGGGCCGTGTACGTCGATTTCCTGTCCGAGTACGCCACGGGCTGGGTCTATCAGCTCTATGCCGGCCGGCGGCTGATCGGCGCCACGGCGGCCCCCCGCGAACGCCGCGTGAGCGGGCAGCTCCTCGTCGATGACGCCCCCTGTCCCCTGACCCTGCTCCGCGTCCGCCCCGGCCTGCGCGGGCACGATTTCGGCCACCTCCTCCCCCCGCTCCCCTGGCACCGCTACCGGCTCACCTGGACCGCGGCCGACTATCCCCCCGACGCCACCGCGTTCGAGATCACGGCCAACCGGAGCGCCGGCGCACCGGTCGATCCGTCCCACGTCCTGGCGCTGGTTCCGTACAGCGGGGAGCAGCCATACGACTTCGACCTCCCCCCGCTGGCCTCGGCGGGGCTGTGGGTCGTGCGGATCACCCCCCGCGACGACGCCGAACCGAACGGCAACCCGGGTCCGGCGGTCGAGGTGCAGGTGCAGGCCCACCTGCCGCCGGCCGACGTCCGGCCGCGGGACGACCGGGAGCGCTTCAGTCTGCGCGTCGCCGCTGGCATACTGATCGCGGAGTTCGCTTACGCCTGACGGGGACCCGACCATGCTGCTCCTGGAAACGCTCCCCCCGACCGTGGCCGACCTGGCCGACGAGGTGATCCACCGGGACGGCTCGCGGGTCTGGACCGCGAACCAGTCGGTGGGCGGGTTTCGCTTGACGAACCTGACCGATCCGGTCGACCCGCAGGACGCGGCCACCAAGCACTACGTCGACGCCGAACTGGCCGAGCTGGCCGACGGCGCGGGGGACGTCCGCGGCCCGGACTCGTCGACCGACACCGCCCTCGTCCGCTGGGACGGGACGACGGGCCGACTGCTGAAGGACAGCAACTGGCTCCTGTCCGACGCGGGGAAGCTCCGCGGCCGCTCGTCGTACAGTCTGCTGCACGCCCCGACCCCGGCGGCGACGATCGTCCTCGACCTGCTGGCGGACAACATTCAGCTCGTGACCCTCGACCAGGACGCGACCCTGAGCGTCTCCCAGGTCTCCGTCGGGCAGCGGTTCGCCGTGCGGATCGCCCAGGACGACGCCGGCGGCCACGCGCTGGAGTGGTTCGCGGGGATCCGCTGGCCGGGGAACGTGGTCCCGACCATCACCTCGACCCCCCGCCGCTGGGACTGGTACGGGTTCCTCTGCGTGGGCCTGGACAGCTACGGGCAGGCCCTCTACGACGGGTTCGTGCTGGGCAAGAACTACGGAGACTGACGTGCCCGAGACGCTCCGACCCGTCGCCGACGCTGGGGCGGAAGGCTGGACCGTCGTCCCGCCCGGACCCGTCTGGTCGGCGGTCGACGACGATCCCGACGCGCCCGACCTCGGCGATTACGCCGAGTTCACGTCGCTGCACGGCAAGGTCCTGAATCTCTTCGTCCAGCCCCCGTCGGCGCTCCCGTCCAGTGCGACGCTGCGGATTTACGCCGACCGCCTGATCCACGGAGCGCGCCTGTTGGAAGCGCGGCTCACCGCCGCGGGGGGCGGGCAATGGGCGTCGGGAACCTACTTCCCGGACCACATCGTCGGGGAAGGGCTGTACACGTTCCCGCTGTGGGTCACTCCCGGCAGCTACGATTTCAGCGCGCCGTCCATCCTGATGCTGGTCTTCGCCCGCCGGAACGAGACGATCGGTGGGACCGACGTGCGGCTCTACGCGCTGGAGCTCGTGGTTGAGGTCGACGGCGGCGGCGGTGGTGGTGGCGGCGGCGGCACGGGTGGTCAGGTCGGCCCCCAGGCCGCGTTCTTTTTGCACCTGTCTGCATTTCCGTGACGGTGGATTGGGGTCCGTGATGACTGAGCGGCAGTGCGACTGGCGGACAATCGAGCTGGTCCGGTGCACGCGGTGCGGCCAGGTGGCCGATCCGCGGCAGGTGGCGCTGGACTCACTCCCCTGCGCCCCCCCGCCCCCGCCGACCCGCCCCGTCGCACGTCCCAGCGCTCCCTGCGCGGTGGCGGTCATCTGCCACAACTACGGCCGCTATCTGGCCGAGGCCCTGGATTCGGTCCTGGCGCAGACGCTCCCCCCGGCGGAGACCGTGGTGATCGACGACGCCAGCAGCGACGACACGCCGGAAGTCGCCGCCCGCTACCGAGAGCGGGGCGTGCGGTACGAGCGGATCGAGGCCCGGAACGTGTTCCGCGCCCGCCAGCGGGCGTTCGCCGTGACCCGCGCTCCCTTCGTGGTCTGCCTGGACGCGGACGACCGGCTCCCCCCCAACTACCTGGCCGCGGGGCTGAAGGAATTCCGCTCCCCCCTGGTGGGGGTGGTCTATTCCGACGTGCAAGAGTTCGGCGAGTCCTCGGCCCTGCGACAGTTTTCCGGCGGCGACATCGAGCGGACCAACTTCATCCACGCCGGGGCCATCGTTCGCCGCGAGGCGTGGGAAGCGGCGCTCGCCGCCGTGGACGAACAGTGGCAGCCGACCGTCCAGTCGCACGCCGACTGGCAGGTCTGGCGACTCCTCCTGCGGACGGGCTGGCAGGCCGCCAAATCCCCGGCGGTCTATCAATACCGTCGGCACCCGGCGGCCATGCTGCGGAATGGCGCGCCGCTGGATTACTCCGCGATCGCCGGCCTGGCGCAGGAACCCGTGACGGTCGTCCTGCCCCTGTCCGGCCGCAGGACCTGGTGGCCGCGCTTGAGCGGCTGGTGCGAAGCCGTGGCGGCCCGACGGCACGGAATCACCGTGCACGCGGTCGAGTGCAGCGGCGACAGTGACTTCGCCGGGCTGGTCCGCCGCTGGCTGGCGACTCTCCCCTGCGACACGGCCTTCAGCCGTGTCCCGTGCCCCCGGCCGGGCCTGGCCGACCAGCAGCGATGGGGCAATCAGCCGATCATCCGGGACGTGCAGCGGGTCATGGTGCGCCTCTACGCCGCGGTCCGACGCCACGTCGCCGGGGACTGGCTGCTGATCGTGGAGGATGATGTTCTGCCACCAGGCGACGCGCTCGAACGGCTGTTCCGCGCGCTCGACGCCGACGTGGCCTGTGTCTCGGGGGCGCTGCGGAACCGCTGGCAGCCGGACCGCTGGCTGGCGTGGGGGACCAATTTCGAGACGTTCGCCCGGAAAGGGACGGGGGTCGCGGCGGTGCATGGCACGGGCTTCGGCTGCCTGCTG